CGCCCGGACGACGTCGACGGGGTCGACTTGCACGCCGCGGTACTCGCCGAGGAACGGCACTCGGTGCGGGTAGGAGCCGTACGAGGAGGCTTCGATCGACCACTCCTGGCCGTTCCAGCTCGAGCGCTGCACGATCCCCGCCCACGCGATCTCGTTGTCCTCGACGGCGTAGAGGATCGTCCCGAGCTCGTCGAAGAGCGGGACGCCGTCGGGGGCGAGACTCCGACCGATGTCGGGAGCGATGGTCGCGGTGAAGGAGCCGGCCGCGGACAGCGCGTGCTCGAGGTCGTCGCGGCGGAGGAACGGGATGTCGCGGTGCAGCCACTTCTTGGTGGTGGCGCGCTGCGCCATGTACCGCGTCACCATCAGTCAGCCGACTCCTTGAACATGACCTGCAGGGCGACGCCGGACACGGCGTCACAGGCGATCGCTTCACTGGCCGCGCCGGCGTTCGCACGGCGTGCCATCAGGTTGATCGGGACCGTCCGCCCGCGGAGGCCGGCGGGGACGTAGAGGTCGTCGGCGACGGTGTAGGTCTGCCGCGAGGACCCCTTCGACAGGTCCGGGGTGTCCCAGGAGTTCTCCTGCGACAGCCGTACGTCCTTGTCGGTGGCCGCGCCGAGACGCACCCACAGCCGGCCGTACGCAGTGCCGTTGCCGTCCGCGGGCGCTGCGACCTGCGACCACGTCGCGAGCAGCTGGATGCGGGTCGCCCAGTAGGGCACGTCGACGGTCCAGCCGGCGGTGGTGTCAGGCCACACCTCGCCAGCCTGCGAGGTTGCGGTGATCCGCTCGGCCTGTCCCGCGACCTGCGCGTGCGACAGCATCTGCGGGTCCTTACGCGGGTTGGCCACCTCCCGCAGGTCGGTGATCATCGCGCTCGTGATGGTGCCGGTGTTCGCTGGCTGGTTGATGCGGGCGACCGCGTAGCCGGTGACGTAGCGGTACCCGGGCACGTCCTGCAGCTTCCGGACGGAAGTGGACACGTTCGGGATGACGACGCTCTTGATGTACTGGTAGTTGGTGGGGTCCGCCGGCGCGGCCGACCCGTCTCCGGTCTGGGAGGGGTCGTCGACGATGACCGCGATCAGCGACACCCGGCCGCCGGACGACCCGGTGGCGGTGATGTCGACGGGGTCGACGATGCCGAGCCGGCCCGTGTAGGTCTGCTGGCCTCCGCCCGAGTAGCGGTTGAGGGCGAGTAGACCACCGGGGGCCATGTCGACGCCTGGGCCCGGCACCGCGCGGGCAGTGACCTTGAGGTCACCAACGCCCACGATGCCCTCCGCGCCGTTCGTCGCTGCGTAGGTGGCCAGGCGCGCGGTCTCGGCGGAGTTGTCCGCGCTACCGCCGATCGCCCAAGGTGTCGGGTCCCAGTTGCTCATCGTGTCTCCTACGGGGTCGTGAAAGCGTCGCGCCAGCGCACGGTCGCGCGGGGGGTGCCGGTGGTGGTGCCGCGCAGCAGGAACTCGTGCTGCCCGGGCGGGATGGGAGCGCCAGCGAGGAGCGTCGACGACGTGTCGAGCGCACCGCCGAGGGGCGCTCCGTCGTTGCGGTAGACCTCGCGCGCCCAAGGGCGGGTGTCGATCGTGAGCCACTGGTCGTACGCGAGCCGGAGCCCCGTGAACGAGTAGCGGAGCAGGCCCGGGATCTCGAACGATGGCGAGGACACGGGGCCCGTGATCTCGTAGACGCCCCAGGTGGCGGCGTCTCCGCTGACGGTGAAGACCTGCGACCGGTCGGACTCCGGGCTCGTCGTGAGCGGGAACTTCGCGGGGAAGACGATGCCGCCGGCGGCGCGGTAGCCGAGCGTCGCGCTGGCGGAGAGCGGGTCGCCGTACCAGAGATCGTCGATCGCTCTGAAGTCCGCCTCGACGGTCATCATCGGCGACTCGAAGAAGACCTCGCTCGGCTCGATGCTTCGCGGCCTGCCGAGCGCAGACCGACCGTTGTCGGACCGCAGCTCCGCGACACCGGCGACGGTGCCGCGGACAGCGTCCCCCCGCCACCACTTGGACAGCAGGCCGTACCGCGCGCGGACCTCAGCTTCCGTCCGGCCGTCGATGCCGAACGTCACCGGTATGGTGCGGCCACCGCGGGTGTCCACGCCCATCACCGAGCCATCGCCGTACGGGTACAGCGAGTCCTGATCGGTGATCTCAGGAGAGCCCGGTGTGGGGAACGACCGTAGGTAGATCCCTGATGCGTCGGTGAACTGCGCGTCGACGCCGTCGTAGCGCAGACCCCAAGCTCCTGTCATCGGCGTCGTCCGCCTCTCACTCTGGTGCGGTAGGCGAACATCGCCGCGTCCATGTCGCGGTGCTGGTCACCCGAGGACGGGAACTGGAACGTGACGTGCTCGGGCACGTCGCGCGCTGGCTGGGCTGCCGCCGACGCAGAGATCACGTACTGCGGCAGGACAGGCACGGAGGCGACGACCCCGCCGTCGGCAAACGCCTGCAGGCGGCGGCCGGTCTCTTCCCAGATCGCGAGCGACCGAGCGCGCTTCGACGCGGCGAGCGGGATGTAGGCCTCGCCGCCGGTCTCCGGTTCCGCCCACACCCGCATGGTGCCGGCGGGCGCGATCTGCGCGACGTGGTCTTCGGCGATGCCGCCGTCGGCGTAGTAATCCATGATCGAGCCGTTGGCGTTGTACGCCGCCTTGGCTGACCCGGGGGCTGCGCCGGCGGAGATGGCCTCGGTGATCAGCTTCTGGCGGATGGTGATGACCCGGCCGTCGTTGTTGCGCACGAACGCGTCGAGCTCCACCTGTGCCGGATGGGCGTCAGCGAGAATCCGGATCTCCTTCGCCGACGGCAGCCGGAAGACGCTGTCGGCGAGCTTCTCGACCTCGGCCTTGCTGAAGCCGGCAGCCGTCGCGGAGTCGATGAACTTCTGCCGCTGAACGGTGAGGGTCTGCGAGTACTTCTCCGCGGACTCCTTCGCGGACATCGTCGACTGGTCGACCGCGTACTGCTTCTTCGCCGCTTCCTGCGCCTGGCCGGCGAGGTCGGACAGCATCGCCGCGTTGCCTGCGCCGATGGCCGTGTTCTGGTCGAGCGACGACGTGTAGCCCTTCGTGCTCTTCCGCTGCTCGTCGACCTTGTCCTTGAGGCCGTCGAGCGCTTCCTGGTACGCCGCGTTCGCGGAGATTGCGTCCTGGTTGGACTGGTTCGCGTTGTCGAACTGCTCGATCAGGTTCGAGAGTTCGGTGGCGAGGTCCGAGACCTTCGCGGCCTCCTGCTTGTACTGCTCTGCAGCCGTCTCGGCGGTATCCCCCGACTCAGCGTTCGCCGCCTTCTGGTTCTTGAAGGAGTCGTGCGCCTTGTCGACGGCGGCACCGAGATTGGTGACGGACTGCCGCGCTTTGGAGGCGTCGATCGCGCCACCCTTGAGGAAGGTGCCGACTGAGTTGTTCGCGTCGAGCTTCCGCTTCACGTCGGCGAGGGCGTCACCGCCCTTGAGCACCGCGTCGGTGAGCTCCTTCTGGGAGATGCCGGCGGCCTTCGCGCCCTTGAACGCGTCGTCGTCGGCGAGCTTCTTGGCGATCGCGGCGCGGGTGTACTTCGTGGTCGCGCCAGTGCTCTTGTCGAGGGTGTCGGTGATGGTCGCCGTCGAGGTGGCGACGTCGGCCTGGTTCTGGATGATGATGCCGATCGCGAGCGACAGGCCACCCAGGGCTGCTCCGAAGACCGCCGTGCGGAGAGCGACCTGCTTCATGCCGATCTCCATGGTGGCGAGCTGCGCCTTGAACGCTGCGTACTTCGGCACAGCCAGCAGCGCCGCGCCGCCGGTCAACCCGATCGCGGCCGTGAGCACCCCCGCGATGAGGGCGGCGTTCAGGACGGGCTGCGGCAGGCTGTTGATCCCGTCGACGAGGAACGTCACGCCCTGCACGAGCTGCCGCAGTGAGCCGTTCGCGGCCGACCCGCTCTTGATGAGGGCGGTGTCGAACGCGCCGCCGAGCTTCTCGACGTCACCCTTGAGGTTGTCGAGCTTGAGTCGAGCGGTCTCGGCGGCGTACCCCTGGTCGTTGACCTTCGCCGTCCAGTCAGCGATGCCCTCGGCACCCTGCATGTACAGCACGTTCGCGGAGCGCACCGCGTCGGTGCCGAAGATCGTGGCCAGCGCCGCGTTGCGCGCTTCGTCGGAGACGCCGTGGAACCGGTCCTGCAGCATCTCGGCGATGCCGCCGAAGGAGAGCATGTGTCCGGACGAGTCGTACACGTCGATGCCGTACTGCTTCATCGCCGCTGCGGCCGTCGAGGACGGCGACTGCAGGGCGATGATGGCGGTCTTGAGCGAGGTGCCCGCGTCGGAGCCGAGCAGGCCCGCGGAGGCGAACGCGGCGAGAGTGCCGGTGGTCTCCTCGATGCTGAACCCGGCCTGCGACGCGACGAGGCCGCCCTGGTTGAGCGCGTTCGCAAGGTCCTCGACGGAGCCCTGCGCCTTGCCCGCACCGGCGGAGAGGAGGTCGGCGACGTGCGGGACCTCGGAGCCCTTGAGGTTGAACTGGGTCATCGCGGTCGCGGCGATCTGCGCGGCGTCGGCGACCTCGAGCTCGCCAGCCGAGGCCAGGTCGAGGGCACCCATCAGACCGCCGCCGAGGATCTCCTTCGTGGAGACGCCAGCCTTCGCGAGCTCCTCGATTCCCTGCGCGGCCTCCTTCGCGGTGTAGACCGTCGTCGCACCGGCGTCGATCGCGGCCGCGCGGAGCTGCTGCATCTCCGATGCCGACGCGTGGGTGGCCGCCTGCACCGACGACATCGCCTGGTCGAACTCGGCGTACGCCTTGACGGCGAGGGCGACTCCGGCAGCCGCGACCGCGCCGATGGCGAACATGCCGCGGCCAAGGCCCTGGATTGCCTCCTGCTTCTGCGCGAGGCGCTCCGCTTCGGACCCGAGCTGACGGGTGGCGCGCTGGGCCCGCTCGAAGCCGCTGAGGTACCCGCTGACTTCGGCGACGAGGGAGGTCCGGACGGTACGGTTCGCGTTCGCCACAGAGGGCCTCCCCGATGTTCAGTTGTTGTCGATCAGTCGTCCATCACTCGGAAGACGTGGAACCGCTTCGCGGCCTTCTGGGCAGGCGTCATGCGCTCGCCCCACTTCGCGAAGTAGGCGTCGCTCGCTTCATTCAGGGCGAGCTGGGCGTAGTCGGTGACGCCGTTCTCGGCGGCCTCGTAGTGCCAGCCGCCCTCAGCTGCCGGGTTCGCGGCGGGGTCAGTCGCCTCGGTCATCGGTTGCCCGTGTGGCCCGATGTCCGCCCGTGCGCGCATGTGCGCGATGAGCAGGGTGACCTGCTCGGTGTCGAACTCGGGCTCGCGATGAGTGGTGACCCCCGTGACGCGGCCGTCGTCGTCGTAGTGGTACTCAGCGAGCTCCCGCGGCTCCCACCCCCACAAGCGACGGGGAGCGATCCCCAGCTCTAGGGCTAGCTGGAGGTGTTCGCGGAGCCCGCGAGCGCTTTTCCCGCGGCCTCCACCGCCTCCTGCGGCCCGTACTCGTTGAGCGTCCAGATCGCGTCGGTGATGCGTTGGAACTCGTGGCCGGAAATCGCGCGGAAGAGGTCGGCCCACTGGTCGACGCGGGCCGGCGGGGCTGGCTCGCCGGGCAGCTGCGGGATGAAGGGGTCGACGCGGAGGGTGCGCTCTTCGCCGTTGACGACGAGGACGCCGCTGCGGGCGGCCGCGGCACGGGTGAGGGTGCGCAGGTTGTAGCCGTAGCGGGAGTCGACGAGGACACCGGGGCGCGCGGGGTGCCGGTCGGTCTCCGCTGCCCACTCGAGTCCGTCCATGGGGCGGAATCGGAGCAGGTGCGGCTTCTTGTTGATGAGGACGAGCACGTCGATGTGCTTGTCCTCCGGGGTCTGTGCGGCTGCGAGGTCGTCTTCGAAGCTCATGAGTCTGGGTCCACCGTTCTCCACCGTGAGCGAGAGCCTGGCCGGGACGACGGTGGGAGCGTCCCGGCCAGGGGTTGGTGTGAGCTCGGGCTAGACGACGAGCTTCTGCTTGTACTGGGTGGGGGCGGTGAGGTACATGCCCTGAGTGGTGGTGTCGAGGCCGTTCTCCGACGGAGCGTCCGGGCGGGGCACACCGGCCTGCACGGTGAGGACGTCGACGAGCTGGTCCTTCGTGGCCGCGGTCGCGTTGTCGATGTACTTCCGACGGACGAACCAGCCGGCGACGCCCGGGGTGAAGGTCGTCGCCGCGGAGCCGTCGTCGATGGAGTCGACGTACTGCAGTTCGAGCGTCTCGCTCGTCTTGCCCGGCTTCGACAGGTCCTGCGGGGCGGTGTAGCGCTTGTCCGGGATGGTGGCCTGCGTGACGTCGTGCTTGAAGCCCGTCGGGGTGAAGGAGTACGTGACGTCCTTCGTCGTGACCGCGTTGAGCGTCGCGACGGAGAGGGGGTTGGTGCCGGCCACGAAGGGCACGTACCAGATCTTGTGGCGGCCGTCGGATGCCGAGGACGCCGGGTAGTTGGAGGAGGGGGGCATGATGCTCCTTGTGGTCGGGCCCTCGGCTGAGGGCGGCTACCCGCGGCGCGGGTGGAACGGGAGAAGCCCCCGCGTCAGGCGGAGGCTTCTGGGTCTGTCGTGAGTTCCCACGTGGCAGGGATCCAGTAGAGGGGCGGCTCGAGGTCGCTGTCGTACTGCATCTCGTCGCCGTCACCACCGACCATCCGGCGGCAGGCGCGGCCCGCGATCGTCGGTGTCCAGTCGAGGAGCTGCTCGGTGACCGCGTCCTCGAGCAGGCCGACGTCGGCGGGGCTGATCGAGGTGGCGTGCGTGGTGATGCGGTAGGTCTCGGTGTGCTGCGGGCCGGTGTAGCGCTCCGCAGCTCGGGTCGGTGATCCGACCCAGATGGTGACGTAGCGGGTGCGCGGGGTGCCGCTGGCGTCCTTCGTCGCGACGCCCTGGAAGACGCGGTCGCGGAGGACCGGGTGTTCGCGCAGTCGCGCGAGGACGGCGTCCACGTGTGCTGATCTGCTCACAGGATGGTGTTCCTTCCCGCGGCGACCGAGCGGATGATGCCGCCCAGCGTGAGAGCGCGTTCGGCCTTCTCGAGCGCTTCCGTGACGAGGTCGTGGAACTGGTCGCTGTGTGCCTCGAGCGCCTTGTCGCCCCAGTGGTGAGGGGACGAAGTCGGCGATCCGTACTCGACGATGTTGCCGAGCGCGCCCTGCTTCTTGCCCTTGTCGGGACCGATGTCGCAGCGAATCAGTGTGGACCCGAATGACTGCAGTCCGACGAAGTCGTACCCGATCGAGTACGGGTATCGACGGAGGCTGCGGTGGCCAGAGGCGGCATCCCGCCAGTCGGCCTTCACATCGATCGCCGTGCGCTCCATGGCGTCGCGGATGTAGGGGCCGGCTGACGATGCGACTTCGCCGAGGGCCGCGGCGAGCTCGTGCAGCGGGGAGGAGTCGATGCTGATGCCGTCGGCCATCAGGAGATCATCTCGACGGGCAGCCGCCGCGCGGTGGCGTCGGTGTCGTAGTGGCGGCCCGTGACGCGGACGACTTGGCCGACGATGGCAGGGTCGAGGTCGTCACTCGGGTTCGTCGACGGCAGGAACGTTGCAAGGTCGTTGACCCGCACGTCACCCGAGGTGAGGACGGGCAGCGACAGGACGGCGCTCTGGCCGACGAACAGCTGCGCGGCCGCCTCGATGTCGCTCGTCACGGCGGACACCATCCGGAGCCGGCACGGGCCCTCGTAGATCGTGGTCATCGGGGTGTGGAACTCCCCGTCGTCGCCCAGGACCGGCTCACCGGAGGGCCGCTGCACGCGGCACGCGGAGCGCATACGGGCTTCGGCCATCTCGCGGCCGCGCCGTCTCGTCCGTGAACCGCGCACAGCGGACCTCCGATCAGTACCAGGGGATCTCGACGCCGGGCGTCGGGGTGGGGACGCGGCCGCCCGGGTCGACCGGAGCGGCGTCGCGGGTCGTCGCGACCGAGCCGAGGCCGCCGCCCGAACCGCTCGCCCGGTAGCGCGCGAGCATGCGCCTCTCCGACGCGGTGAGGTACGCGCCGGACTCGTCGACCTTCCAGCCCTCGGTGGCATCGTCGACGCCGCCCGTGGTCTGCGCCTCCCGGTTGTCGTACACACGGCCGGCGCAGTACAGCGTCACGAGCTCGACGCTGTCGGGCACTGGGTCGACGAGCGCCCCGTCTGCGGTGAGGAACGACCGCCCTGTCTCGTCTCGAACCAGGGCGGACGCCAGCCTCAGGCACAGCAGGGCGCGCTTCGCGTCCGCGGTGTCCTCGGCGATCGTCTCGTTGAGCCAGTCGCCGAGGGCGGGCACCCCGGCGAGCGTCGCCGCCGGGGTACCCATCAGACCGCCAGCTTGAGCGAGACGGCCCGGTTCGCGTCGAGCGTCTTCGCACCGTAGAAGGTGTCCACGACCGACTGGTCCTCGAGCTGGTTCGGGTTGTAGTGCTGGATCCAGCGGAGGGCGTAGCCGTCCTGCGCGACGGTGGCGGACTTCGCCGCACCGTCCGGGTTGCGGGACGGGCGGGTGACGTGGGCGAACGCGTCGCGGTGGTACGCGTTGCCGAAGTCGTCGGGCAGGGTCGGGTCGGCGATGATGGTGAAGCCGAACAGCTGGCCGATCGTGGCGTTGCGGAGGGTCTCCGTGGTGCCCGACTCGTTCGCCTTCTGCAGGAGCTCGTCCTGCAGGGCCGCGGCCTCCATGCCCGGGCCCACCGCGAGGGTGCGACCGGCGGCCGGCACCTTCCGGTCGTTGAGGACCTGGCGGGCCTTGATGAGCGCCTTGCGGAAGTTCGATCCGTCCGGAGCAACCGCGGGGATCAGCTCGTCCGTGTCGATGGCGACCATCTCCGAGAGGAGCGGGGTGGCGAGCTCGTCGACGACGGACTCGGCCTGCGGGATGAGGACCTGCTGGGTGAGGTCCTTGAGGGTGAAGGTCGCGAAGTCGTCCGGCAGCCGGACGGCGTTGTAGACCTGGTTCTCGAGGGTGACGGGCACCCACTTCTGCACGAGGTCGTTGAACTGGATCGCGTCGCGCGCGTTCCGGTTCGCCTTCGTGTAGACCCGCGCCTTGCCGGCGGAGATCGGGCCGAGGACGTTGACCGTCTGGCCGACGCCCGCGACGAAGTCCTGCGAGAAGTCCTGGCGGACCGTGCGGGGCAGGAGGGTGAGGTACCGGAGGGACGCGAGCGCTGCGCGTGCGGCCTGCTCCGGGGAGTACAGGGTGTGGACCACGATGGCCCCTTTCGTGAGTGGGTGGATGTGCCGCCGTGGTCGGTGGCGTGGTTACCGCTTGAACGCGTCCGCGGCGAACTTGTCGAGGTCCGCGGTCGGGTCGCTGGCGTCGCCGCCGTTGCCGCCTCCGCGCAGCTGCTCGCGCGGCTGGTTCGACGGCGGGCGGCCGCCGTCCTTGCCGAACATCTCGAGCAGCTCCTGCGCGTCGGTCAGCAGCTCTTCCTCGGTCGTGCCGGAGAGACGCTTCATAAGGGACTCGGGCAGGCCGTGCTTGACGGCGATGCGGAGCTTGAGGTTCTCGGCCTCCAGGGCCGGGACTCGCTCGCTGCTGCCCTTGTTCGCTTCGGCCTCCTGCTCCGCCTTCGTCGCTCGGTCG